GACAAAGCCTGCCCAGTCAGGAAACTCTGCCTCGAAAAAATGCTCAAGGATGAAAGTGAATGGGGAGACGGAATCGGCACTCACGGCACAGGCGGAGGCATGACCGCAAAAGACCGCGACGAGTACCGGCGTTTGCGAAGCAGAGGAGCGGAATCCGAAGACTCAACGCCCCTCCACCCCGATGTGGCCGGAGGGTAGCCACAGCAACCATTCTACAACACAAAAGCCCCGCCAAATGAATGGCGGGGCTTTGTGGTTGACTCGGGGAGGTTAGACTCCGCTACCGTCCGACTCCACGATTCCAGCAGCCTCAAACAAGGTTGCCTGAACTACGTGGCGAGCGCGAGTTTCAACATCGTCTTCACGGAACGAACCGTTACGAGCAGGAACTTCGCCGCCACCAATGTAGAAGTGGCCGCTGTCCTTGATGGAGATCTCGGGGGCGCGGTGGCCCTCAAGGAATACCTCAAGGAAGGCGGGGCGAGCGGTGCCCTGCGGGACGAGGAACCAGTAGTCATCCGTGGCACCGGGGGTGGCGAAGCCACCAACCTGATCCAATGCCCAGAAGTTCACCGGACGAACGTCGCCGTTAGCGGGGCTGATGTCGTAGACATCTCCGCCAACGTCGGTGCGCTGCACGCGGTTGATTCCAAGAATCTGCGAAGCCTGATCGGAGAGAGCGCCACCCGTTACGAGGGCGAACTCACGAGCGTTGACACGACGGCCACCAACCGTTGCCTGACGCGAAAGCGTCTTAGCAGCAGCAAGCGACTCAAGGGTGAGCGCTGCGTTGCCGGACAGGTTGGTGAATGCTGCGTTGATCGCACCCGCTGGGGTGACGAACTGCTTAGCAAGCGTGATGTCTTCCTGCTCAGCAGCGTAACGAGCAAAAGCACTCGTTGAACGGCTAATCATGTCGAAGTCACCAGTCTTGATGAGCGATTCCCACGAAACGCGAAGACGCACACCGTTCTTACGGAGTTCAGCAGCAAGCTGTTCGGTCGTGAACTTCACGGCCGGGTACTCGCCGTACTCCGCTACGCCGGGGAGGCCAGCGCCAACATAAGCGTCGCCATCGTTCGTCGGAGGAAGCTCTGACGTATCGAAGTCGAAGTCACCAAAGCTGATGCCGCCAAGAGTGCGCGATTCGTAAGGGTCAGCGATCTGATCCCAAACGGTCGGCTCCTGAGCGTACTTCGCAAGGAACTCGATGTTGACTGCAGGCTCAAGCAGCGTGGGGATGTCCGAAGTGGAGATACCTTCGCTGAGCTTGTGAGCAGCCTTGATGTCGCCCTGCTTGGCACCGACGTAAAGCTTGGAGGCTTCAATCTGGCGCTTGGTGGCGGACTCTTCGATGCGGCCTACGGCGTTCTCAATGATCTGTTTGCGGGTAGCCATTAGGCACCAACCTTTACGTATGCAACGCCAGCGCCAGCGCCAGCCTTGGGGTGGTACAGAGTTCCAACGGGAGTGTTGGCTGTCGCTGTAGTGGTGAGCGTGCCCTTTACGCCGCTACCTGCAACCGGAGTTGAGGTTGCGTAGAGTGCAACGTAGCGGGTTGCGAGAGCGCCAGTGTGGGCAATTGCCCAAACACCCTTGCCAGTGCGAACCGTTGCTTGGTAAGTGCCGTCTTCGCGCAGTTCGGCGTCAGTTTCAGCGACACCGACGAGGCCGGATGCGAAGACAACGAGGTCTCCAGATACGATTGTCGATTCTACAACATACGAGAGGCTGTCTGCGTCCCGGTAAATCTCATTCGTAGCCATTACTTGCCTTCCTTAGCGAATCCGAGTGCGCCTGAGAGGGAGTATCCCTTGTCAGCGTTCTCCTGAACAACACGGCCGTGAATTTCCTCGGTCTTGTTCTCCGCGAACTTAGCCTTGTACTCTTCCGCGTCAGCCTTTTCAGATGCGATTGCATCCTCGACCTTCATGCCGTTCTTTACCGACTCGAATACACGAGCGCGCGCACGGGGAGTGAGGTCAGACTCTTTCACTACGGTCTCAGCGACAGCAGCGAAGTCAACCTCACCCTCGGCGGGTGCGGAGGGCTTGAGGGCTTCAATGAGAGTTGTCACGAGTTCCTTGTTGGAAGCTTCGATCAACTCCTTGACATCCTTCAGTTCCATTTCATTCTCCTTCTTAACTTCCACCGAGGGTTCGCTGGAATTCTTTTTTGCGTTCTCGTACAACTTCTCCACGAGTCCACTTCCGGGGCGACCCGGATAAACAACAAGGTCTACGCCATTCTGCGCATCCTCGTCGAAACTGATGACATTGCCTTCTTCGTCCGCTTCGCCCATGACGTAGATACTCAGGGCGGTGTGCGGTGCAACCTCGGATACGCGGTCACGCCACGATGGGAGAACTTCAATCTCACCGACAAGGCCGACGCCCTCTTCGTAGTGCGCGTCTTCCGCGAGGAAGCCCCACATTTGGAAAGGGTCGGGTTCTCCGTTCTCAAGACGGTTGTGGGTTACGAACGACTTTGCGCCCTTGCGGAGTGCGGCGGGGCCGAACTCCTTGAGGAGTGATTCGCTGTAGGTGCCCGAGGAGCCTACGCCGGGAGTCAAAAGCGTTGCACGCCAGCGGCCCTCCTTGGTCGCAGTGGGTACGGAGGTTGACTCTACAAGTAACTTAGCCATTGATTACGATTCTACACTAAAAGTATTTGACTATTGACGTTTGCTCTACGAGATGGTATCAGTCCTCGTGTCGTTCGAGCCAGTCCCGCCACCAGCGGCGCTATTCTGCCCCTGTCCCGGCGCTCCGGTGCCAAGGTCGCCACTCTGGTCAGGACTGGTGGAACCAGCACCGTCAGTGTCAATATCCTTACGCGCGAGGGACTTCTCGTTGTTCGGCAAGAGGATTCCTTCAGGAATCTTGATGTCGCCGTAGCGACCGGCAAGTGCCTCAAACTCGGCCTTCGCCTCTTCGGGCGTGTAGAGTCCGGTTGTCCACTTGAGGACGATGGCCTGAATATCACGGTAGACCTCAGTGGAGTCAGTGTAAGGTGTGAACCATACGAGTGCGTCATCGGCACCCATCCACTTCAGCACCTCAGTTTCAAGGCTAACGTGAATGTCGCGGCGCGCTTCCATCGCCAAGCGAGTAGGGGCGTCAAGCGTCTGCGCGGAACCGTAGGACGATCCAGCGGCCGAGGTGTCTGCAGTCATCGCAATGGTGGACACTTCAATCGCCGTGGCCGCAGCCGCAATAATCGTGTTGCCCTTTTGGAAGTCGTAGGCGTTGCCAGCGGTCGAGAGCGGGGTAAGCGTGTTGCCATCGCCTGTGACAGCAATCTGTCCGGCACCGCCACGGTTCAGTGCTGCCACGCCAGCCTCAGCGCCGCCCTTGGACTGGTTTTTGGCCTGCGCCCAAATCTGCGCCATCGACGCGGTAACAGTACAGCCGTTCACAAGGAAGTCGCGGTAGAGCTTCACCCATGCAATAGCGGCAAGAGCGTCAGGGATTCCGTGCGTCCACCCCATCTGGGAGTTGACGGTGCGACCAAAGACGCGCTTGTCCTGCGCTACCGGCTCAACCTCATTGTTGAGGCTGATCTGCTTAGTCTTCTTATCCTCGAAGGCGTGGCGGAAAATCCACTCGTGCTTCTGCTCCGAGGTTGCGCTGCCATTCGGGTAGTGATCCCAAGTGCGGCGGTAGGCCCAGATTTCAGAGCCATCGTCGGGATTCCGGTATTCGGCGGTGATCTGCGACAGGGGGAGCGCGCGCAGGGTGTAGTCGGTGTCGTCACCGATGTAAAGGGCTTGCGAGTCTGAGTAGAAAGCACTCTCGCGCTTCTCCAAAGCCTCAGCGCCAAAGAAATTCATCTGGTTGATGATGTTGTCCACGCGAGCCTGCACGTCAGGCTGCTTGCTGCGCATGTCGCGGCCACCGGCCGAAGTCTTGGGGGCTTGCGGGAGGTTATCGCGGTGGATGCCGCCCTCCATGACGTAATTGAAGCGGAGGCGGAAGCCGCGCTTGATCCACGGGTTCAAGGCCATGAGGTTACGAATCTGCTCAGAGGACTTCTTGACCTGCTCCAGCGTGGGGCCATCCTCCTTGTACTCAGACACAGACGACCAGCCACGGTTGTCCATCATCAAGTCAAGGTTGGACAGCTTCTCTTGGAGGAGTTCGTTCTGGAATCCACGGTTCTGAAGCTCGTCATTGACCGCCCTCAGCGTTTCTTGCATAGACCTCAGCTCTACTTGCTGCTGAGTTTCGACCAGTTCGGTTGCTTTATTCGCCTTGTTTGCCATTGTAGAGACAGTTTATCAGACGAGAACGCAAGTAGTGGTGGGCAACCGGGCATTCCCAGTCCTGCGACAAAGCGCTTGACCCACCACTACGCGAATTAGCGCTTTCCGGGGAGCTACCCCGGTGCCACTGGAAAAGACTCTACACCACAAACGCTAGACAGGCAACCCCGCGCCCTCAAAGCTCAACCCGGTGAACTCGTAAGGGTCGTACATCACCCTGTCACCGTTCTGCAACGGCTGAGTCGTGGGGTTCACCAACTCGCGCGCATCAAAGCAGGCATACCAGAGAGCGTCAGCGCGGTCAGGGGAGGACTTGCCCCGGCGCTTCATCGAGTCCTTCGCCTCAACCTTGATCTGCCCCTTGTCGGTGTGCTCATACAGCATCCCGCGCAATTCGTCAAGCAACTTATCGTCCCCCGAGTCAATGTCAATCAGTCCACCACGGAACCGAGTCTTCAGGTCAAAGAACCCCTCGGCGCGCGCGTTCAAATACTCACGCTTGTCCGAGGCTGCTGCGCCACCAAAGATTTCGACCACAACATAGTTGCCAGCCTTGTTCAATGTCGCTAGACCGTCAATGACACCGCCACCAATACCGGAAGCGTCAATCTTGACTATCTTGACACCCATCTCCAGCGCGAGCTTGTGAATGCGCTCAGCAGAGCCAAGGTTCTTGGGATCGTCACCAGTCAACGGAGCCTTCGCCCACGAATCAACGAGCCGCGCGCGCACACCCAACTTCTCCGTAGGCTTCACCGGCACGCTAGTCTCCGGGTCAGTCTCCCAGACCTGCCCATGCTCAATCTTATACACAAACGACTTGTCAGAACCCATGCGAGCAATGTCAACACCCAGTTCAGGGATGCCATCAGGGTCAGGCAGAACTACAGCGCCGACAGCCTTCGCAATCTCAGTCTCCATGTAGATCGTGTTGCCAGACTCAAACGACCACTGCCCCAACACGCGAGCAATGTAACGAGGGTCATCCTCGCCCCAGTCTTGGCGCGCCTGATCAACATAGTCCATACCGGACATACCACCGGCCTTCTCAAGATCAAAGCCTTCTTCCTTCGTGATCATCGGAGAGTCCAGCACGCTAATGTGCATCAGGTTCCACGTTGACTCAGTATCGGGCTTATCCCACAACTTCGCCATCGCACAATTCGGGTCAGTGGGGTTAGCGATCAGCAGGCGGCGGTTGAACTCACCAGTCGAGATGTTGCCGAGTGCGTCAATCATGCCACTCGACAGGCCAGCCGCCTCGTCACCAACAGCAAACAGGTACGTCGCGTGCTTTCCCTGATAACCCGCATCTTCGCGGCCGTCCGGTGGCTTACGTCCCTGCCCAATGGTCTCGCCAGAGTCCAGCTTCCACAAGTTCGTGGAAGTGATGTAACCCGGCAGGGGGTGATCAACGAGACCTTCGGCGTAGCGCCGGTGCGACTCGGAATGAATCGAGCGCAGGTTGTCCCAGAGGATCGTCGTAATCTGGTCTTGGAATGGCGCGGTCGAGGCCACGAACGTGTCCTGAGCGTTCCACGGGTGAACATCCACCCACCACGCCATCGCAATGGACGCAATGAACGAGTTGTGAGTGGGTATCAGGTCTTCGGTGACTAAGTAAAGGTGCGACGGCGAGTCCACCTCAATGCACTGCGTAGGCACCGTATCAACCGGCTCAACGCTCACGATGGTGCGCATGGTGCGGCGCGACATTCCAAAGAAGTCATCACCATTGGCGCGGTATTTTACGTCCTGATATTCACCGGCAGTAAACGGCGAGAAGGTGGGGTTGAATACCATCCGGTAACGCAAGCCAACATCCCTACCGTCTAAGTAGGTGCGCGCTGGAGTTATGCTTGCTCGCGCGCCAAGTGAGCGAATTAGCTCAACAACACCATACGCCAACTTCTTATTCATGAGGTCAATTCCGCAAACGCTATCATGGCACACGAATCCGTCAGTGTCCATAATGCCGCGCAGCAGCGCCATACGCTGCTCGATGGATGCGCGGAAATACTCGCGTGGAATATGCTTGTTATTCCACAGACCCTCCGAACGCAATAGCTCCATGAAGCCTTGACGCGCAAAGGTGTACCCGTAAGGCTGCGAGGGGAGCTTGGTTAGGGTGTACCCAAGTTTCTCGAACTCGCCAATGATGAACAAGCCCTGATCGCCAATTGTCATATTTGCAGCACTGCTCGTTCCGTCACCAAGCCACGCGCCTAATATGTACGGGTCGATGGGGGGCTTTATCGCCACCCCTTCAAGGGCGCGGGCATTTGGGACAATGTGTCCAGCGCCGTCTCTATCGCCATTTGTGTAGGTTAGCGTATTCGACAACTCATGGGTCTCGCGGACGCTGGACAGGTTCCAGTGGTCACGCCAGTCCTTCACTCCGCCAGCGGAGCGACGAGCGCGCTTAGCGGCCTTATGGTCAATCGTCGACCACTCGTGGAAGCCGCTGCTAACCACACTCGCGCCGTCCGAGAAAGTTGTGCGGAATAGCGGGAGATTGAATACTTTACTCTTGCCAGTTACCGTGCATGGTTTGCCATTCTCGTCATAAACCTGAGAGCCGACCTGAAGTTCCCCAATTGTTGACCAGCCGGTTGGCGTTGCTATGGGGGTATCCAATGGCACGTCTTTCCCCACACCATGGCCCGCCGCAACTGCCGTGTTTCGATTCTCTTTTATGGAGCGAAGAATTTCCCGCTGCTTAGACCAAAGCTGCAGCCCAAGATATTCTCGGCACCACAGAACCGGGTCTTCCCGGTAACGCTTGCGCTTAGTCTGCTGCTGCAACTGCCCCAATACCCCGGGCAGGATTTGGCTTACCTTGTCAATCACAGTTCCATTGCCCCCTCAATCCTGTCTACCGCTGCGGGAAGAACCTCTTGGAACACCCCCTCTATCTCAATCATATCAATATTCACCCCACGCTGCGCAAGGGCTTCCGGCATCTTCTCGAAAGCTGCGCCAATCGCTCCAGCCATCGCCTGAGCGTAAGCATTCGTGAGTTTCGTGGAAATCAGGTCAACGTTCACCTGTGCAGCATCCAGCCGCTCTCCCACGTCTTTCAGGAAGCGTCGGTACTCACCGATGGCTTGCATGTCGCCAGCCTCAACGAACTCGTTCAGGATGCCCATAACGCGGCGTGCGTCC